CTGGTCAACTAGACAATCTAGTCGTTAGCTAACTGTTCGAAGAACGACATACTATCATCGTCCTCGATAGGAGCAGATTGCGCTGCCATTACAGGCTCTGCTACTGCTCTAGGAGCAGGGGCTGGTGCATCTTCTACTGTCTGAGCAATACCTTCGCGATTGCCTTGAACCTGACCATCCAATCCCAATACTCGATTCAACTTCGCCTTAAGCTCATCGTATGGCTTAAAGTTCTTAGGGTCTGTAAACTCAGCAAGTGAATGCTCAGACTTCCAAATAGACTCTAGCTTATCATCGTCTTCAAGAAGAGGCTCGGCTCGATCAAACTCAGACTTGTCGTAGTTGCGATATCCTTCCACTTGACGAATCTTGAGTTTAAAGTTAGCTCCTTCCCAAAGATCAAAAGGATTCACTGGCTGCTCGTCCTGGAACTGAGGATTCATCAGATCATTAACCTTGTCAAAGATCTTCTTGCCGAACTTATAGAGGAATACTTTACCGTCATTCTGAGGAGCAGAAGGATCTGATACTACATATATGTTAGCAATGTAGCTCAGTCGACGCTTCTGCTTACGGACGATGTCCTTATTAGACTCAATGCCTGAGTTCCATAGCATTGAATTGTGCTCTGATACAGGATCGGCTTTGCCAATAGTTGTAAGAGAGTTTTCTATGTACCAACCACCTGGCCCTTGAAAGCCATGGTTGAACATTCTTACCCAAGGGATATCTTCGCCCCCAGGAGCAGGTAGAAAACGGATTACTGCATATCCATTACCTGCTTTATCTACTGTAGGCTTCCACAGATTATCTTCGCTCTCTCGAGCTGTCTCTGGGTTGCTGTTAAGTTTACCAGACTCACTTATAAGTGACTCTAGTGAGGTTTTACGAGACCGTTTAAGATCTGCAAACGATGCTGTCATTTGTATACTCCGTATAGTTTAGTTTGTCCAATATCAAAAACAAATAATATAATCATAATGTAGATTCTAGTATAGGCTGACTACGGCTTAAAGTCAACAGGTAAAAACCTTTCGCATAATAGACTTATAAGTTGGTCCGTCTATTACTAGAAAGGGTTTATATTTTAATACCTTCTTGAACATGCCATCATACATTGGATCGTCAATATGCTTGTTCCATCGAGTAGTAAAAGATAATAGTATATCTATGATTGAGAATGTCTCAATAGATATGTGACCCCCCATGGCATATGCCAGGAGAGCTGGATGTGAGTTGTCTGGGATTTCAAAGAGGTGATTGAATGTATTATCTCTAGCTTCAAGCTCGTTCTGCAAAAACTCACAGTCGAGTCTAAAATTGTACTTCAAACTCTCAGCGTACTTTAACCATTCTTTATATACGCTCTCAGACTCATTACCTACCAATGAACCTGACCACATTCCTTCATCCTTCATAAAGTTAGCCACAAAGAAGTATACCAGTTCGTTCTTCTTGTATCTTCTTTCTAGCTTAGCAAAAAAGTATTTGTCACGTCGTTTGAGAAAACTCTCGTTCGTAACTTTTACTCTGCCGTTATATTTGAAGTAGTCGTAGGACGTCTTGAAATGATTTTTTATAGCTAGATATGTTTTGTAGGCTTCGATGCCTTCGTATCCATTCATTATATAGGGAGCTGGTTTTGTTTCTCTTTAAGACAGTTCAATTCTAAGGCTTCTGCTTCCACCTTCTTTTTTATTATCGTATTAATTAATTTTGCACCTGTCTCGATTTCAATATCATTCTTATCACAGTAATGTACAATTGCGTCAAGGTAGGTTAGACCTCTATTGCCTTTGACTAAACTTTCGATCTCAACTGAGAAAGACTGCGTGTTATGTATTTGTACCATTTACTTTCATCCTTTAATTGCTACACCAATCAGTATACTACGAAAATCACTTTAAGGCAACAGATACTTTCCGTTTCCAGTAATAAAAATGATGATCATTTATCGTTCTCAAAAAAGTCATGCCGCGGTCAGCACGCCAATCTGGATATACATTGACAGAATGGTAGTTCGTTGCCCCACCTGTAATGTCATAACCATTTGACCACATATAATAACTAGACCTTGCTACCTCTAAGTTATCACTCCATGTAGTAGGTTCTTTAGGTCTATCAGATAGTCCATCACAGTACCATGAGAACTGGCAACGATTACGAGCTACCCTGCCAGTCGTATAAGATCCTTGTTTGATAACGTCGCATATGTTGCCTGGCCAGAATTTATCCTTGGCACGATTGTACACCACCATTGCCACAGCAACTTGTCCCTCACGGGGTTGGTTTCTAGCTTCGAAGTAAATATTGAGAGCAGCGCAGTGTATCTGTTCATCGTCAAACAGCAGCTCCTGGTCACGTGTCATCTCAATTATTCTTGCAACTTGGGGTTGCTGAATGTTTATTCCAGCAACTGCTTCGGCAGGACTGAAAAGTTGCAAGATAGCAGCAAACATAGTTTTTATAAAATTGATCATACTCCAACTCCAAGTACTAATTATATCTTAAATTATAATACTAGTCAACTATGCGCTATTCTGAATCGTTGAGCGGATTGTCAAGCAATTGTTCTATCTTGTCTTCGAGGTCGTCCCTCGTCTCTCTTAGTTGCTCGTCGATCTCACGCATACGGTCATTAAGTGTATTCTCCATAGCGTATACATCGTTACGAAGGTCTCTCTGCGTCTCATTGGTGGTCTCGTCGATAGTACGTACAAAGGTATCTGTCTCGTCAGTATCTTCCCTGATGCGATCTATATCCTCTTGTAGATTGTCGAGCAGCGTTGTAATAGTTTCGAACTGTATTATAACATCGCTCTGCATATTAGATACTGCTTCAGCCTGTACTGCGAGCTGTTGGTTGATGCCACCCATATCAGGAGCAACGTATTCGGTAACCGCCTGCTCGGCATCCAGTAGACGTTGGTATAATTCAAAACCACCCCAAAGGCCTCCAAGGATAGTTCCAAGCAAAGGGATAAGGATAAGAGCCTTTCCACCGCTTACTTTCATTTCGCCAATCTCTACTTCAGCCATATCGGCCTCCTTATTAGTACGCTTTAACTGTTCGCGGATCTAGTAGCCGCGGCATGCAATATGATGTTATAGTTGTCTTTCTTGCATCATGCAACGCAGTCTTCTCGTTCTTGCTTTGTACGACTGCTGCAGCAAACTTGTTACATTGGTATATATCATAAAAGTACATATCCTCAGATTGTACATCACCGTTCAAAGATACTATCAATACGAATAAGTGCTTTAACATTGTTTCGCTTCCTTTTCCTCAATTGTGTATATATTATAAGATATTAGGATCAAAACGTCAACTTTTTAAGTCTTTGCAAAACAACGAGTTATAACTTATTTCGG